CCAAAATGGAGGAAAGCCTAGCTTACCCCGGTAGGGGAAGGTCGGCAGGCATAGCGGTCACATCAAGTGTTCACTATGTCGTATTCCACGTCGTCACTCTTAGTCACATCAGATCGGGAACCTGATGAAGAGAAACCATGCATCAATTGAGATGCAAGACGATTCCACTGGACGTCAACCCACGTTTGGTTTTCACCATTGCGGTATTTTGTCAGTGTTCCGTAACAAGGTGCGCAACCCTCTTTAATCGGCTCAAGAAATTGAACGAGCCGAAAACTGGTAATCCCACCATACCTTTTTGGGTGGGGTTGAACCAGAGGGTAGGAGAGCGTCTGAATCTTCTTATCCATACGGACAAGAGGACTGCGATGACACGAATCTATGTCAACGCCTAATGCACCGTCCCCAAAACCCAATTGTGGGTTGAGGAGGTTATCTACGATTACCTTTGGGAGCCTAGAAACGACAAAGTCGTAAGCTAGGGACCAACGGTCATCGAAGCATTCTTTTCCATAGTTTGTACCACGGAAGCGAATGGCATTAGCCAAAAAGACGATATCCTTTTTAAACTGAAGCTTACGCTTAAGTTGAAGCGCCCGAACCGAGTGACCTTCGAAGTAATCTTCCCCACAGCTTTCGCGGAAGGGACCATCTATGAAGGACTTATCTTTGTTAATCCTGAATCCACAAAATCGGAGGGTGTTAACCACCCGATCTGCAAAATCACGAGGAACAATGATATCATCTCCATAGACAGACAGATAATCGATGCTTGAACCGTAGAACTCTAAAGTACTACGAGAAAGAGCATAGAAAATCAGTGACTCAAGTTCGAAGGTGAAACCGTTCCCCATTGAGGAGAACTTATCCCATTTACGTCTCTGCCCGTTAACCTCACCATACGGTGAGCGAATGTCTGAAAGAAAAGAAAACCAATCTTCAGGCAAAAGTTGACGGACTAACTCCGTACAAAGGGTATCAGAAGCCATCTCCATGTCCAGCGTCGCTGGAGAGGAAGGAAGCAGATGATCCCTTGATCCGATCTGGGCTAGCCGTTGATTACGGCTTTGGTCAGAAAGATCAGTACCAAGTCGGCTAAGTACCCTTTTGAGGTACCCTCCGACACCGAGTTGGACATAGACGTTCATGGTAGGTTCCTTCGCGATAAACCGATCGGTTTTCGCGTTTTTCGGAACGAATACACCTAGGTTATAGTCTGTTGTCGTAAGCATGGATCTGACGATTTCTCGACAGACCCCCGGAGGAATAAATGGGTTATCCCACTCATTAATCCCATTACTATAACAGTAAAGGGAGCGTCTCCAGGTGCTATTCGCAAGAATAGCAGCTTCTGCGTACGGACGACATAAGGAGGACACGCTGTAGTCTACGTGTGCGTATTTAAAATACGCAGTAGTAGCCGGACGGTTAATTCCGACACTTCCTCCCGGGCCGTGACGCATCTCAGCATAGACCTTATTAAGGTCTAGAGGCCCTAACCATCGATGGATTTTTAATCGGGCATCGTTAATGATAGTCCCAACATCACAGAACTTGTTTTTAGTCCTATGCCATCTTTTATCAAAGTACCTAAGACGTTTATTAGCTACTCGACAGTATACTTCAGCTTGAAGCATTCGTCGAAGAGCAACTTCTTCGGTATTGATATTGGAAAGCTTACCAAAGGGATATTTCTTTAGTAAGGAGATAACCTGGTTGACAGCAAAGAAGCTGCCGGCACATTGATGCTCAAAGCGTGCCCCAGGGTGTGTTAGATAAGCAAGAACGTCGCGATTCTTGCAAATGAGAGAGAGCTCCGAATGGAGATCATCTCCTAACACATTGCGAAAGCCCTCGACTATGCGAGATAGAGTACCCCACAATACAGTGGTTTCCTCTTCTGGGCTAATAGATTCAGCCCAGGCTCTCAACACAGATACTTTCAACCCTTTGAGAGTAGTATTACTCATACTACCCCCAGAGGGAGCGACGGGATTGCTCCAGATGCTTCCGGTCAACGGCAGCCTCCAGCTGGTCTCTAAGCATCAACCAACACTGAGGATCAACTTGATACTCGGTGAGGGTTTTTGCTTGAAACCAAGAAGCTAAAAGGCGGACGCCGTCGTCAGGATAAACAAGCTGAAGTTCCCTAGCAATAGAAATGGCTCTGTGTAAACTTGCTATGTTACGGGTTGACATGTGCAAATCCAATCATCTGTAAGAAGAAAAGGTGCTTCGAATCCTAGCGGACAAGAAGGTCGAACGCTGACATAAGACGATCCGGATCAACGATGCCAAGAATAATCAAGGCAACGCAAACCAGGAAAGTGCTATGTGATCTACTGTGGGGTTTCATACAATTCCCCTCAAATAGATTAGACTGGCAAGGTCTGTGTTGCATGGAGACTCGCGGTAAGCGAATTTCCAGCAATCAGCGCCGCTTCCGTTGATAACGCCGTGCGGAATGCATCGGCGGCGTCAGACGGAATGCTGCTTACAATAGCGATGGTGGCGACCCGAAGGGTACCATCAGCTGCATTGTAGTAGCGAGTGAGCTTAACCTCGCCACGTTCTACACCCGGAAAATCTTTCAGAGATTTTGGGAGAGTTCTCTTCATCGAGAGGAGAGCGGGTTTAACCGTATCGGCTGCTTTATAAGCAACGGAATTCTCTCCTTGGCCAAAGCCTTTGAAGAGAAGACCGGTACCTGTAGGCGAACCGAGGGTCGTGCCCAACTGTACATCGTCGTTCAACGCTGCTGTCATTTCATATCCTTAAAGTGACTCAGATTCGAGTCGTGGATGACCGTCCAGATGTAATCAATGTGATTGCATCAAGGACTCGTTTTTTGTTCAATTGAACATTAAGCGGAGGATAGAGTGGAATAGGAAGGTTAGTCCTCCTGTAGTACCGTTCGATATTCGCCACCTCCTGACCGTTGTGAAACGGAGGATCTGGCCACATACCGACGGGGGCCACAGTTGGAACCCATCCCGTTACCGAGTTAGAGATAATTTTCTTATCTTTAACAGAGTAACCACTCGCTAAGACAGTAACACCTATCTTTGGCGTCAGAGCCGAAATCCAGTCACCGAAAGGTATAAACCAGTCGGCAACAAAAGAGAACGGAATCAATTCCCAGATAGTTTCTGGAATTGCGGTAATGCCAAAAGCGGCAAAAGAGGTATTTAACCTCGTTTTGTCGAACTGATAGAGGATGTAACCTTTGACTACACGTTTGCCTGTCGCTGCAATCGTGAAGTTGGTGTCACCACCAAGTTGTTGTGGTCGATCCCTATCTCGCAAAGTGCGAGGAGAGATATACTGCAACACGTCATTGACTTGGGAACGAGCAACTTTACGTTTATCGTAACCACGGTCAAATGAACGATCAAGGGCTACACAAGTTGAAACCATATCCATCAATAATGGACCCCAACCGTAACGGTACTCAAGCCAGGCTTTATCGACTTTGGAGACGATATCGCCAACGCGAAGAGTTCCACGAGGAAGGTGAACATTATAGCGGGGAAGACCGAGAATACGGTATCCCCCATGATCAAGCACTGCATAGCGCTTGTCGTCGAGGAAAGTTCGTCGACGAGGTGATGGATTTCCGAAGATCTGTGCTATCGCGGAGCTAGGTTTGCCAGAACGGATAGCCTCATAACCTTTAACAAGCTTCGCAGCTGTTTCAGCTAAGAGGGAAAACGTTTTACCAAACTCAGCCGCAGTGACTAGAGCAAGCGTGTCAGGAGGTGTAACCTTCTGACGAGCGTGTATAGCCACCATGGTTATGGCACTCTCGAGTGATCGAGAATAAGTACCACCCTCATCGCAGAGAAGAAGATCAGTCCCAACACCTTTATTAGTATTGGGATCGAAACCTTTTCGACAAAGAGGAGATTGCGTCATAAACGGAACATTATTACCAGAAAAGGTTCTGGAAATAAAGGATCCATCAACATCAGGAATGTTCTGGGAAGAACATACGTCAGTTGGAGTGACACAATCGGCCTTATAAACATCAACATCATTGTTGATGATGCCACCATGAGAGATCACAGATCGATACCCAGCGGTAATTGTGTCATAACAAGTGTTAGACACACCACTGAACCCGGGCGCATTACCAGTATCACCAGAGAGGGTTGAACCCCCACTGGGATTATGGAAGACGATAGTGTAATTGGTTATTACATTAGCATCAACGTGGCCTTGGCCACGTACGCGCGGTTTCGAAGTATGAAATTCACGTTGGACGGTTAAGTCCTTGCGTTTCATACACACAGCCTCCGAATTGGTTGGAAAATTCCTGCGAAGGAATCAACCTCGCAGTTCGGGTGGTGCCTTACGGCTGTCCCCAAGCCTTACTAAAGGGCTTGAAAATCTAAAGTAGATTGGACAAGAAGAGAGAAGGAGAGGAGGTGGTTAACCAC